CAACAAGAAATACAAATCCTTAAGGAGGGTTTATAATATGACACACGCAAGTGATGCTACTAAAGCATGGGTAAAAGCAATCCCTAAAAAAAATGCTGATGGGCATGTAATGGAATGGTCTGTTGAATATAAATATACTAAGACTACTCATCCACATACCTTTAGTGGTAATGTTAAAATAGACACACCATCTAAAGCCCCTAGTGGTTACACTAAGGCTGAGATACTAGCTCTATTTGACGTAGCCCATTGGGACGATATGTACAATAAAAAGTACACCGTATGGACTGCTGATGCAGTAGTAGAAACTACTGATGGTTCTTTTGATGTTTCGACATTAAACGACAGCTAAAAGGAATAAACTATGGCTCTAGGTTTTGCATCATTTGGTGATTTAAGTTTTGGAGCCGCTGGAGATACCGAAAATTATGTTTTGGTTACCGGCAATGCGTTAACAGCTAGTGCTGGTAATACAACTATTAAAGGTTTTGTTGATGTAGGTGTAACAGGTAGTGCGGTTACTTCAGCAAGTGGCAGCGCCACAATTGTTGCGGGTGCTGTATTTACGGTAACAGGTAGTTCAGTTACAGTTTCTGCAGGCAATACCACCGAAGTTGGTAAAGCTGTAATAGTTTTAACTGGCAGTGGTTTAACCGCATCGGTTGGTCAAGTTATTGGCCGTGGTGGTTCGATCAATAGCGGTGGCACTAATACTGTAACCGCAGGTTCTGGTAGTGTAACTATTGTAGCAAAAGCAAAATTTGGAGTAACTGGTTCTGGTATGACTATAACCACTACAAGTGCTGGGGTTATTACGTGGAACGATATAATACCGGGCGCAACTAACACATGGACAGAAATAGCAGCATAGGATATAATTAATTATGGCATCATCATTCTCAACATCATTAAAACTAGAAAAAATGACTACTGGCGAAAAGGCTGGTCTTTGGGGTACAGTTACTAATACTAATTTAGATTTAGTCGAACAAGCCGTTGGTGGTTTTGTCGCTTTAAGTTTAGCTTCTGGCAATCAAACGGTTGCTATTAGTAATGGCGCAGCTTCAGATGGTCGTAATAAAGTTATTAAATTAACAGGTAGCTTAACCGCTAATAGAAGTTTAATCTTTCCAGATTCAACAGAAAAAACTTACATAGTTATAGATGCTACTACTCGAACTTCTAACCATTATACTATAACCATTAAGACAGCATCGGGCAGCGGGCTTACTATGCCGGTTGGTGCTAATATGTTTGTTATAGTTGATGGAACTAATGTAGTTAATGGTTTCGTAGAAAAAGGTTATCAGACTACAACCACAGCTTACACCGCTGTTAATGGTGATCAAATATTTGTTGACACTGCTTCTACTGCAGTGACTATAACACTACCAGCAAGTCCTGCCGTTGGTAATGAAGTACATTTTATAGATTCAAAATTAAGTTTTAATTCTAATAATTTAATTATTAATCGTAACAGTCAACCTATTAATGGCGCTACTTCAAACTTAACGGTAAGTGAAAACGGTGAATCTTTTACATTGGTTTATGCAAATTCCACTAAAGGTTGGATTTTTAAAACTAAGAAAGATTAAGGCGTTATAAATGGCTCTCCTTGACTTTAAAATTTTACCAGGAATAGATAAACAGAACACTACTAAAGGTGCAGAAAACCGTTGGGTAGATAGTAATAATATTAGGTTTCGTTATGGTCTACCAGAAAAAGTGGGTGGGTGGTCTTCGTTACTTAGTGATAGTATTGTTGGTGTAGTACGATCACAACATCCTTTTTTAGATATTACTGGCAATAGATATATTGCACTTGGTACTGATAAATTTTTACTATTATATTTTGAAGGTCAATTATTTGATATTACACCTTTTGATACTGACCTACAACAAACCAGTGCAACCATAGCCACTATAAATACTAAAACAGCTATAACAATTACTACCTCATCAGCACATGGTTTAGCCGCAGAAGATATTATTGAACTTGATGCAGTAACAATGCCAAGTGGTACTGGCCTTAATGCTAATCTTTTTGAGAACAAAGTGTTTATGGTCAATACTGTACCTAGCGCAACTACTTTTACCATTACTTCATCGGCTGCAGCACAAGCAACTATTTCAACTGGTGGTTCAGCTACGGTAAATATATATGCAAAAGTTGGACCCCAAAAACAAACTTATGGTTATGGTTGGGGTGTTGGATCTTGGGGTGGAGACTTATCTACCGCTTTAACAAATACGTTATCTTCAGGTATTAATAATAGTGTAACTACTATTCCAGTCACATCTAACTCTGGCTTTCCTACTGCAGGTACTTTAGCCATTGCTAACGAATTAATTATTTATACTGGCAAAGGTACCAATACTATGACCAGTGCAACTAGAGGCGCTTTAGGTACCACTGCTGCAGCCCACAGTTCTGGTGCTACTGTTATCAATGCTACTGATTTTAGTGGTTGGGGCACAGCACTACCAGCTAACCAAACAACTTTAGAACCAGGTTTATGGTCCTTAGATAATTTTGGTGAAGTGCTTATAGCAACAATTGCTAATGGTGCTACCTTTACCTGGAACCCTTCAGCCGCGAGCCCTTTAACTATTAGAGCGGCCACTGCTACTACTGGTTTTGCAACTAGCAACAATCCCACAGCATCGAGGATCACGCTTATTTCACCTACCACTAGGTTTTTAATACACTTAGGTACAGAAACAACTATAGGTACTACCAGTAGTCAAGATGACATGTTTATTAGATTTTCGGCACAAGAAGAAATAAATAGCTATACTCCAACTTCAACTAACACTGCCGGTACTTTAAGAATTCAAGATGGTACTAAAATTATTGGAGCTTTAAAAGCTAAAGAATCTATTTTAATTTGGACCGATAATGCACTCTATTCAATGAAATTTATTGGAGCGCCTTTTATATTTGGTATAGAACAAGTTGGTACCAACTGTGGTTTAATTGGTAAAAATGCAGCAGTAGAAGTAGATGGGGTAGCTTATTGGATGAGTTCTAAAGGTTTCTTAATGTATGATGGTACGGTTAAAACTTTACCTTGTTCAGTAGAAGATGAGGTATTTGATAATATAGACACGACTAAAGGTCAACAAATGACTGCCGGTTTAAACAATTTGTTTTCGGAAATAACTTGGTGGTATCCAACAGACAATGATTTTAATAACAAAGCCGTAACCTATAATTATGCAGAGTCGGCTCAAGTTCCAGGTGGTATTTGGTCCTTATCTAATGAGCCACGTAGTTCATGGATGGATGCTAACATTTATCAAAAACCTTATGCAACTAAATTTGACACAACCTTAACTGGTACTTTTCCAGCAGTCTTAGGTGAGACAGGATTAGGTCAAACTAAATATTTTGAACATGAAATAGGTACCGATCAAACTAATGAAGACGGTTCAGTTACTCCGGTTACTTCTTTTATAACTTCATATGACTATGATTTAAATGTTCAAAACAGTGAAGGTGGCTTGTTTGTATCAGTTAGTAGATTTATACCTGACTTTAAAACATTAGTTGGTAACGCTGATGTTACTTTGGCTATTAAAGATTTTCCATCTAATACAGATACAACTTCGACATATAGTCCGTTTACTATAACTGCTGCAACAGAAAAGGTAGACACTAGAGCAAGAGGTAGATATGTTAACTTTAAAATTGAGAATACTGGTGTAGAACAAAGTTGGAGATTTGGAACTTTTCTCTTAGACGTAAAACCAGATGGAGCTAGATAATGAGTAAAATAATTGTTAGAGTACCAGAACCAAAAATTGAATACGATGTTAGTACACAAAGACAAATTAACAAAACTATTACTGGAATTGTAGATCAATTAAATTCTACGTTTCAGCAATCTTTAAAAGAAGAACAAGAACAAATAAACTGGTTTATAAATTAAATGGCCAATAGATATAAAGTTGCAAAAGCAGATTTAGTTAATACTAATGTAACTACTTTGTATACAGCTCCTGCTGCAACAGTAACAATAATAAAATCTATACTAGTATCAAATGATTCTTCTAGTGATGACACTATTACGGTAACAGTTACTAAAGCTAGTGCTGTAACAAGTTTATTTAAATTATATGCAGTAGATGCTTTGGGTACAGAAGAACTATTAAAACAACCATTGATTGTAGATGAGAGTGAGATTATAAAAGTAACGGCAGCAACAGCAAATAGATTACATGTTGTTATGTCATTTTTGGAAATAAGCAGAGACTAAGGAGGTCATATGCCAACATTTAAAGAACCAGGATCAATAGGCTATTTATACGAGGGTGACGTTAAAGTTGCTCAAGTTAAAGTTGATTCTGAAGTATTATTAAAGAACACTGTAACGGGCCAAGAATATGAGTCAGATGACCACGGTCAAACTGATGTAGACAACCCAGAAACAGAGACTAAACAAGAACACCTGTCACGCAGCGTCTATATTAAAGTTGCAAAAATGCCAGCAATTGGAGCAGAATCGGACTTGTAATTTATGGTAAAACGTAGTAAATTCAATAATCGTCTTCACCCAAGCCTAGGCACCTTGCTTAATATTATATTGTATAAGGTTATCCATGGGATTTTTTAGTAAAATTAAAAAGAAAATTAGGAAGGCAATACCTAAAGAGGCAGCACCCTTCTTACCGGCGCTGGCTTCTATTTTTGGTGGACCGATGATAGCAAGTATGTTTGGTGTTGGTGGTACAGGTATGTTGGGACAAGGTATAGGCGCGTTTCTTGCTGATGCTGGAACTCAAGAATTAACTAGTGACAGAACTCGATTAGAATCATCCTTAATGTCAGGTATTTTTGGAGCAGCTAGAAATGCTCCTATTGCTAAATCTTTAACGGGAGCCGATGGTAAATTATTAAAAGACGAGGCATATAAAACTGCTTTTGGAGATTTAGGTACTAAAGAAAAAATAATAGAAGGAGCTAGATCATTTGCTAGTGCTCCTCTTGACGAGCCTATTTCTATGGCAAGTGCTTCTACTATTGGTGTGCAAGCAGCACCAAAACTTGGTTATAACGAAGTAGAAAGATTAAGTAGAGATTTAGCCTCGCAGGCTGCAGCAAGCGCCAAGGCGCGTGGTTTAAGTTATGATGAGTCTATGGAATTTGCAAATCAATATTTTTATGGCTCTAATCCAGGTGCTACTGAAGCAGAATATAATGCATTTATGGAGTACTATAATAGTGATTTACAAGAACGTTTAAATGTGGCTAACGGCGGCCGTATTGGTTTTGCTGATGGTTCACAAAATTATAGTAACATGATTCCTGAAGATTACGCGGGTGATGTATATGGTGATAGAGACCGTGACAGTTTAAACATGACAGAGTTTTATAAAGAATACCCAGAAACACAAGTTGGTACTTATATAAACGAGAACCGCTATAGCAGCGAAAAAATAGAAAAGCTAGAAACTAAATTAAATGAAATAATTGACATGCGTAAAAGAACTGCTGACAGAAGTAGAGATTCAGAAAACGATGGCGAAATTAGTTTAATGGAAAAATTATTAGATAAAGAAATAAATTCTTTATATGCTGACAGAACTATGGAAGATGTTAGAAAATCAGAAAGACAAAAACGTGATGAAATGAATGCTAGATTTGCAGCTGAGGCTGAACAAAAAGCACAAATGTTTCAAGACTATTATAGTGATTTAGGTAGATATGTTCGTCCAGGTAGAGCTATGGGTGGTATGATAAACCGACCTAATTTTAATTATGGTGGCGGGGTACAACCTCAACAACAACCTTCAGCAACTAACCTTGCCGGAATGGGACCTCTTGCGGGTCTTGGAGGTATTCTTGGAGGAGGTATGGATTCCAATATGAGGATGCCAACTATACCAGGATATGGTGGTGGTAATTCCAATCAAAGTGGTATGGTAGGAAATATTATGAACGCAGTTAAAACTGGTTTAGATGGTGCTACCCAAGACATTCAAAGTAATGTAAGTAGTCAATTTAAACCTCAAGAAGTTTTAGTCCCTGCTAATAATAATGGTGGAGGAAATTTTCAACCAAGTGTTACCGGAGGTACTCTTCAAGAATTATTAGGTACTAATATGGGTATTATGGGTGGTGGACCTTTCTCTCAACTTCAAAGTATGTCTAACGGTGGCCGTATTGGCTATGCTAATGGTGGTATGCCGGATAGACCTAACTTTAATTATGGTAGTGGTAGACAAACACCACAAGGTGATCCGATTGCACCAAATATGCCACCAGGCATGCAAATGGATTTAAGACCCGGAGGTTTTATAGAACTTGGCACCGAGCCACGAGCAGATGATGTACCGGCAATGGTCGGAAAAGACGAGTTTGTCTTGAATGACAGAGCAGTTGCTGGTATAGGTAAAGCCTTAACCGGTAAAGCAGACCCAAGAGCTGGGGCTAGAGCTTTGTATGACCTACAAGAACAGATGGAGGCAACAGTTTAATGGCTGAAGAAATTACCAGAACCCGTCCCGCCGAATTTATCGAACAGGCCGGTAAAGTATATACAGATAAATTATTTGGTAGCAAAAATCAAGCTACTGGAGTTGTTACTCCAGGGGTTTTAGGCCAAGCAGTTGACACTAGTCAATTTGCACCCTCAGTTGCAGGGTTATCAGCTTTTCAAAAAGCTGGAATACAATCACAAGCAAACCAAGCAGGGCTTGGTAATGTATCTTATGACCCAACCACAGGATTAGCATCTGGCGTTGGTCAAGGTTCAGGCATAGGTGCCTTTCAACCTTTCTTAGATGAATCACAAAGATTAGCTGGAGTTGATCCAACTACAGGCCAAGTAACTGGTGCTGGCGTAACGTCAGCTATGGATCCGTATATGTCGCCATACCAACAACAAGTTATTGATGCCACTCAAGCATCTTATCAGAATCAACGAGCTCAAGGTAGACAATCTATTGCTGATTCAGCAATAGCTGCAGGCGCTTTTGGTGGTGGTCGTGAAGGCGTACAACGTGGAGTTTACGACGCACAAACAACTTTAGGCGCAACACAAATGGAAGCAGATTTAAGAGCACAAAATTTTGCGCAAGCACAAGCAGCATCACAAGCAGGTATGCAAAATCAACAAGGGCTAGCAACGCTAGCACCACAGTTAGCAAACCAACAGTCAGCTAATGTAATGCAACTTGGTAATACTCAACAAGCATTAAGACAATCACAACTAGACGCACAAGCTACAGCTAATCGTGAAGCAGCTTACGAAGAGCAACAACGAATTGGTTTTGCTGGTCAGCAATTTGCGCCACTAATGGGTGGTATCGGTGCGTCAACTCAATACAGCACTTCACAAGCAACGCCACCTAGTACCTTACAAACTATCTTAGGTACTGGAACTGGTATCGCTGGTATCGCTGGTGCATTTAATAAAGGATTTGGATAATGAGTAAACCATTAAGAAGACCGATGTTTAGAATGGGTGGTTCGCCAAATACTAATAGTGGTATTATTTCTGGCTTTGCACAACCGAGAAAAAAATATGAAGAGGGTACTGAAGAATATCCATACTCTGCTATACCAGGTACAGGAACAACTACTGATATATTAGGTACAGGCACTGATTCTACATCTGACTTAGATTCTTTTATAAACAATATAAATACACAAGGCGCTGCAGATTTACAAGAATCAAAAAAACAACGTGAAGCTGTTTTAAATTCTATGCAAGCTCAAAAGCAAAGTGGTTTAAGCACTGGCGATTGGTTAAGAATAGCAGCAGCAGGTGGCGAGATACTTGGCGCTGAGGGTCGTGGCTCAGGGCTTAAAGGTGCACTAGCAGCAGCTGGTCCAGCACTAAGTGGTTTAGGTAAAGATTTAGCTACTTCTTCTGATGCTCGTGAAGCTGCTTTTCAAGCACAAGATAC